TCAAGCCTGTGCCTGCATCGCAGTGCATCGATAGCCGAGGTCAGTCAATTCGACGCTCGACAGAATGTAGCGCCGCCCGATGTCATCGGACACGAGATCGCCTGACTGCAGCGTTACGCCGGGAATCGCGGGCAAAAGGATCGCCCACCACGGCGTGCGAACATCGCTCGGCAAACCGACTTCGTTCTTTTCGCCCTTCGTACCCTGCAGCACAGACGCATGCCAGCCCGTTGCGAGCGGCGTTTGCGTCGTCGGCGTGTTGCCTTCGTAATTCGCCACCGCGCCGAATTGCGCCTGCGTCTGCGGGCGTGCAAACGACAGCGTGCGATTGCATTCGACCGCGAGGATCGGCAGCAACGGCTGTTGCGCAGCGATGAAGAACGTACCGGCCGCGCCGATCAGGTAATCGCCTACCTGCGTTTGCGTGCCGTCGACCAATGCGTACCATGTCGGCTTCGCGTACTTGTTCGGTCGGCTGTACGTCATGTCTTCAGCGTTGAAACTGGCGAGCAGTGACGTCGAGATTGGCGCGAGCCCGGTCAGGTCAGCAGATATTGGGCGATACTGGCTGTATGCGGTGCCGATCTTCGACGCGGCGATTGCGTAGCCGCGGTAGACCTTTTGCTGAATCTTTGCGCCGTCCATCCGTTACCCCCGAGTGACCTGGCCGCCACCATTGCCGAGCGCGGGACCGGGCGCGAAGCCGAGGAATCCGCACATGCGGCGGCGCCACTGGTCGAATAGCTTCGATCTGTCGCTCACCTCGGTCTTGTTGCGCGTCCAGACCGCGGCCTGATCGGTGTCCAGGTTGTCACCGGCGCCGAAAATAGCCGTTTCCAGCGAGTAAAGCGGCGTCAGGTAGGTGTTTATCAAAACCGATTCTTCGCTGGCCGACAAGGTCGTCAACCGCTGGTGCAGCGACATAACGACCATCCCGAAGTAGCCATATACGAGATCCTGGTCGTCGGTGATCGTCATGGTCGTACCGTTGAGCGGGTATCCCATGAAGCGGCGCACATCAGTCAGTTGCGTGTCGGTCAGCGCCATATCAAACGTCCGTTTTCTTCGTGTACTTGCGCTTCGGCTTGGGCGAATCATCAGCGCCAGCCGATTCGTCGGCGCCTTCAGCGAAAATCTCGTGATCGTCGGTCAGATCCGATTCATTAATCACGATGAAACCGTGCGGGTTATCGTCGGAAACCGGCGACACCACGCGAACAGTCGGGCAATGCATGTGATTGGCTCCGTATTGAGCCGGGGCGGCCGTACTGCACCGCCCCGCGCGCGCTTACCCGAGCAGGGTCGCGATGTGGTTCTGCTTGATCGCCTGCGTGCCCCATGCGAGACGCACGTGGTACACGAGCTGCATGAACTGGCGATACACAGCGACGTCGTAGGTGATACCAGTCACCGGGTCGGTGATCTGGATCAGGTCGTCGGCCATGTCCATTGCGCGGCCGTCCGGGCCAATCGGCATCTTCGGTGCGCGCGTGATGAGCTGGATCGCCGACTTGCTGAACGCCAGGTTAGGCGTTGCGGTCGCACCTACCGTCATGGCCGTTGCGGACGTCGGGATTGCCTGTTGCAGGCCCGGAGCAGCGATCGTGATAGGGCCCGGAGCAGCGACGCCCGACACGACGACATACTTGTTGGTGTCGCCAGCGAACGAGACCGTATCGCCTGCCAGCACAGTGCCGGTGCCGGTGATCAGGTTGATGACGGTTGCGCCGACTGCATAACCAGCGGTGTCGGACGTGTAGCTTGCGCCAGTGCCCTTCGTGACCGGCTTGATCGCTGCCGAGTTGTGCAGATCCATGCCTTCGAGGCGGCCGATGATGCCGTCGCGCAGCAGTTGGTCGGTGCCCGCTTCGTTCACCTTGAACAGCACGTTCTGCTTACCGCGCAGGTTGGCGATAGCCGACGAGCCGAGCGCCAGATGCAGATCCGACTGCGGCGCGCCGTTGTCGTCCAGGATCTTGCGAACCTGAGCGATGTCCGACAGATCGCCAGCCGTGCCGAACGGTGCCGTGCCCGGCGTGCCGTAGGCGCGCGACGCGTTCTGGTACGCGGTCGCGAAGATGTCAGCTTCGATCGCGTTGCCGAGCGTGCGGAACGCCTGCGCAAACTGGTTCATCAGAATGCCGCCATACGTGCCGGCGTTGTTCAGGCCAGTCTGCTCTTCGCCGTTCCAGCGGATCGGAACGTGCTTCGACTTGCTGATGGTCATCGACACGTTGCCGATCGACGAGTCGCCGGTGTTCGGCGCGGTAACGGCCGGCGTGTTGTCCGCCATCGTGCCCGGAGGCGCGATCGGGATCATGATCGTTTCGTTCACCGCAGCGCGCGCGCCATTGCTGTTGCGCGAGACGGCGGGGATGAGGCCGACCTGCTCGCGGGAAACAACGTCCAGCGCTTCGTACAGAGTCGGAATGAGACCGGTAAGGGTATTAGCCAAGGAAGGCTCCTAAATCAATCGGTGAAAGTCGTGCCGCTTCGTGCGACTTCCGCCTGTTTGGCGGGAGGCAACGCATCGAATGCGGCGCGTGACATGGTTTTGCCGCCAGAGCCGCCACCCGATCCGCCCTGAGCGCCGCCGCCAGACGCGCCGGTGCTCTTGAGGATCGAATCGCGATACGGGTACTGATCGATGAGGATTTCGAGCGCTTCGTCGAACTTCGCCACTTCGCCAGGATTGCTCCGGCTGAACAGCTTGTTGCCCGACTTGTCGTATGCGACGACATCGTTGCCCTCGACCTTGAACGCTTCGCCGAATCGCGCTTGCACGAGATCGGCAGGAATCGCGAGCTTGTCGGCGATCATCTTCGAGCGCGCAAAGCTGCCGCCGACCTTTTCGTCGACCAGCGACTTTTGCAGCGAATCGCGTTCGGAGACGATCGGCGCGTACTTGTCCTCGACGGCCTTGATGGCTTCGGCGCGGATCTTGTCCACTTCGCCGGCGTCGATAAGTTTCTTCGCGTCGAGATTCGCGACCGTGGCGAGCGCCTTGCGTGCGGCTTCGGCGTCGGTGATGCCTTCGAATGCCTTGGCAACCTTTTCGGCCGCTTCAGCGCGTTCGCGGTGCGTCTTTGCTTCGCCGTTCAGGCGCGAGATGGTTTGCACAGTGCCCACAGCGTCGAAGGCCACTTCGCGGCCATCGTCATGCACATACACCGGCTTGCCGTCTTGCACTACAGCGAATCCGTCATCGTTCAGTTTGAGTTTCATAGGTCATCCAACCCGAGCTGTTAGGCCATCCGGCCGTGATTTGCACCGACCCTCATCCGAGGAACCGGCAATAAAAAAGCCGCACAGGGTTAGCTGTGCGGCCGGTAGACTGTGTTTTCGCGGCGTCAGTCAGTAATGCCGACCGCGCCTAGTTCGGCCTTCTTCACGTTGGCCTTGATGCGCTTCTTTTCGTCATCCCACGTCGTTTCGGGGCTGATGTAGCCGCGGCGCTTCGCTTCGTTGAATAGCGACTCGTCGGAGAACGTGCCATCGACGTTCATGTCGCGCAGCAGATCGATGGATGCCTCGGCCAGCGTTGCGACGCCGAAGTCCTTGAAGATCTGGACGTTGCCGCCCTTCGCTTCCTTGATCCATTTCGCTGTCAGGTCTAGCGCGGCGTCGATACCGTCTTCAACGTCCTCGATCAGACGCTGCAGCGCGCACATGCCGGCTTCGTTCTCGGCCACGGTCTGTGCGACGGTCGTCTTGCCCGGCTTGATGACGAGCAGTTCGGCGCCGACCTGGCGCATGCGGTCCTCAAGGTCGAGCAGCGACAGGCGTCCGGCTTCGATTGCCGCGCCGGTGTGCTCGACGTACTTCAGATCTGCCTTATCGGAATCGACCGTGACCATCGAGCCAGCGCCGACGATCACCGGCTGACCGTCCAGCCCCTTGCCGAACAGAATAGGTACGCGCGCGACGTGCAGAATCGTCTGCTGATCGCTCTTGCTCTGCCAGTGCTCGACGTTCATGTGCGCCAGTTCGAGCAGCGGCGGGACCGCGGTCATGAAGCCTGTGCGGCGGCCGTAGATCGGCACGAACGGGATCACGTCGAGCGTCGTAACGCCTTCTTCGTGCAAGATCCATTCGGGCTTGTTAGTCTTCGGATCGGGCTTTTCGGACTCGCGATAGGTCGCCCACTTGCCGGGATATAGCACGCGCACCTGTTCGATCGGCTTTTCGCCGAACTGGCCGTCATCCTCGATGACCTGCTCGAGCAGCCGCAACTGCGTGAACACTTCCGCGCCGTTGATTCGCTTCGAACGCCAGCCGAGAATGTTGCCAGCGTGGATATGCACCCAATACGGCCGGATGCCCGCTGCGTTTTCTTCTGCCTTGGTGCGAACGCCGGTCGCCTTCGGATAATCGACCAGAATGCCGGTGATACCGTGCGACAGAGCTTCTTCCGACAGGCTCGCAGCGAACGCGTGCAGATTGCGCCCTTGCAAGTCGATGTCCGTATCGCACCAATCCTTGATGCGCGCGGGTACGTCATCGGTCAGCGTGACAGGCTTGCTAAATGGCTTGCCGGCCAGCACCTCGACCGTGCGAGGGAATGCAGGAAACAGCGTGGCCGTATCCTTGCGCGCCTTGTACGCTTCGTCGGATTCGCCGGGCCATTGCGGCAGATATGTTGATCCTGCCTTGCGCATGGCAGGCGTGCCGCCAAGCAGTGCGTCGATAATCGGCCAGTTCTCGGCCATCGCTTGCACTGCGGCGGACTGGTCGCGCACTGTTGTCGTCATGTGTGTGTTCGGTTACATGTGGAGCGGGCGGACGGTCGTCTGGCGCTTCACGATGGGATACATGCGGACGATCGGATACGTGCCGGCGTCGTTGACGTGATCCACGCCGCTCGACTTGTCTGGCTCGCCGCGCTCGTCGTAGGCCTGCTGTTCGAGACCTTCGGTGAACTTCGGGCAGCGCCGCGTATTCACCTTCATGCGGCGCTCGCCCTGCCCGTTGAGCAGCATTGCGTTCGTCGACAGCACGCGGTCTTTAACAGCCGGGTTCGTGCTGCCAACGTTGATCGTGAACTTGGCCTGCTTCAGAATGGATATGTCCGACTCGGAAGCTTTCTTGCTGCTCGTGTTCTGGCCGCTCGCATCGGGATAGATCGTGATTGCGTGGCCGTTGTCGCGCCAGCGCTCACCGATCAGCCTCGCCATGTCAGGCGTATCGCGCACGTCGACCAGTTCCTCGACAGCGATCGGATTGCCGTCACGAACCACGTATGCAACCGCAGCCATGCGCAAGACGTTGAAGTCCATGCCAATATGCAACGGCTCGCCCGGCTTGATCTCGGCGTCGCTGTGATTCAGCTTGCGATCAAAGTTCGGATAAACACTGCCGCTCGTCAGATTGCAGAACTGACCCCGCAAATAAGCGTCGATCAATTGCGGCGGATACGACTGGAACAGCGAGTCGATGTAATCGTCTGGCAGGTTCGCTTCGTTGTCGTATGTGCTGGCCTGAATCAGCCCGTACATGTCGCCAAGCGCCGGCTTTTCGCTCAGTTGCTTGACGAACTGGCTATGCACAAAGCGGAACCCTTCCGGCGTGGTCGTCACATCGACGCCGTTCTTCAGGTTGTCCACCTTGTAGCGCATACGGGCGATGATCTTGCGCCACGCCTGCTGCGCCTTTTCGGCCTTCATGACGTCCAGCTCGTCGCACAGCGCCTTGCCGATCTTGAAGCCGACGATCGTGTCGGGTCGCTCCATCGAGCGACAAATGATCGTGCCGCGCGACTTGCGCCCCTCGAATACGTGCACTTCCTTGTTCGACTCGTTGATCTTGACGCTCAAACCCCAATCGGCTGCGACTTCCTCAACAGTCGGATAGAAAATGTCTCGAATCTGCGGATACGACGGAGCGAAGTAGCCAGCATTGATGCGCGGATATTCCCAGAAGTGCTGCATCAGGCCGCCGCAGCCGACCCAAGTCTTGCCCGAGCCGAAGCCTGCAACGTAAGCACGGAACTTGTGTTCCATCGACAGAAACTGAGCCTGCGGTACGTTAAGACTTGGCATCGTCGCGCTTCCTTGCGTCGCGGACCTCGATCACGAACTTGCGCGACTCCGGCGGAGATTCTTCGTCTTCATCCATGTCCTTGCGTAGCAGCTCGTTCTCCATGCGGAGTTTTTCGGCCTGCTGCGCCTTGATCGGATCGTCTCGACGGTCGCTGTAGACGCCAAGGATGCGCGACACGTTGTCGAGCGCCTTCATGCGGTCGTCAATCAGCGCCTTAAGCCCATCCTTGCCCTGATGCACGCCGGCATACAGCCTGCGCGCGGCGCCCTTCAATCGGCGCGTGTCATGCACATGCACCTTGCCGCGGCCCTCACCAGCACACTCCGGGCACTCAGGGTTCGGCTCGCGAGTCGCAACGAATCCGAATCCGCCAGCACATGATGGCTCCGGCTTGCCTTCGTTCTCTGCGTCGCGCTGAGCCTTCTCGAACTCGCCATGCGTCCACTGGTATTCGTGATCCTCGCCCCAACAGTGGCGGCAGTTGTCGCGCCGGTATTCGACGATCTCGTTGATGTCTACGTTTGCCAGTTCCCACCAGCGCTGCAGCACGACTTCAGGCGTGATCGCCGTCTTTCCAGCGATCTCACCGCGACGTTTCGCCAGATATTCGGCTACGTCAGGTTTAGTAAGGTTCTCAGCAGCGATGGATCGAGCGGTCTTTTCGCTATACCCTGCCCTGATTGCCGCTTGCGTGGCGTTCAGGTCAATGAGGTATTCGTCCACGAAGCGGCGCTGCTTGTCTGTCAGCGCCATTGCTGTTCCTTTGAGTGAATTCTTGCGCTCCGGAGCGCGAGCGCTGAGCGGTTTTCGCTCGATCGGCTAGTCGCCTATGCCGTCCCAACCTTCTATGCTTGCGTCACTTTCCATTTCGCACTCCATGTATGGGTTGACCACGCCTAGCGCCTATGAACCTTGCCGAAGCAAGGAGAGGAGTCGGCTCGTACCCTATCGTGGTCTGCGGCGGTTACTGGTGATGCATCGCGCCACCTTATGCTCCGCTGGGCGCGTGACTGCAAGCAGTCGGTTGTAGGTGCGCGTATGCCTCGCTCATCCGTATGAGCGGAATACCACCGGAATCTGTTCGGCCCATTGATCGCACTCGACACACCATGAGCGGATACCGTCTCTCTCAGCGGAAAGCCATCGGCATAAGGCGCACCGGTAATAAACGCTTTCCGTGAATGGATCGACCTTTGCCTCTGCGCGCCCGATCTGGCGCTCAGCTTTGTGAGTGCGCTTCTTCGCATGCTTTCCGCCGCGCGGACTAATCGTTCCGCCGCAGCGATTGAATGGGCGCGCCGACCAGTATTCGAATCCCGGCCCTTTGGCGCCGCGAATGCTTCGGCTCACACCAGACCTCGCAATAGGTGCGCGCTCACCGGCCTCGCCTGCGCGGAGAGTTCGCAGGGTTGACAGCAATCAGCCGGGAGCAGCGCGGGGGAATCATTTGCGTATGAGCGCGGCTCCGTATATGCCGGGACTCGGCAACAGTGCCAACTGCTGAGCAGCGCTCATGCGGAAATGTTCTGTAGAGACAAGCCCGCGCTAATGCCTTGCCGAGTCAGCGACTGGCATCGGGTAGCGGGGCTATCTCACTTGCTTAAACGGCTGCCGTGAGACGCCATCATGGCGCTATGTCGGTGCCGCAATCCCCACACAGGGAATTCTTTGAAATCGAATCATCAAGCGCGGTCGCGCGATTAAGCGGTTTGCTATGTCAATGTCTTCGCATGGCTCGCCTCGCTTTTTTCTTTTGGTTCCGCGTTTTCCCGCGCGGGCGGAGTATTCAGTGCACTACCCGGCTGCGCATCAGCACCTCGACGCCAGCCTTAATGACATCGACCTGGCTCTCGCCTTGCAGCGATAACAGACGCTTGTTCGCAGCGTCGGCCGCATCTTCGGGTAGCTCCAGCAATTCGTTCTCGCACAGTGCGAGCATCAACACAGCGATCGTGTCGCACAGTTTGTCGATGTCGTCGTGCGGATCAGTAGCGCCTGCGCTCATTAGTAGTCCTTTCGGGTTTGCCCTATCTAAATATCGCTTGACGCTCTTTTGATTGATGCGTATGATTCATTCATCAACAACGCGACACAACCCGGAGCAAGGAAATGAGCAAATTCCAAATCACCTTCAAGCGCGAAAATGGCAGCACCTTCGTTGTTGCTTACGCTGGCGAAACGGACCGTCATGCCACGTTCCATGCCGCTAACGAGTTGGCTGGAATCGGCGAAATCATGCTTGAAGTTGTCAGCGTCGTCGAAGTGTTCCCGGCAAAGCTGCAAGCGGCAAATAACATCAAACTGATCAACTGGATCGAATCGCACGACGCCCTTGTTACTCGCGACTTTGGCGACAACATCGAAGTACGCTCGGTAGCGTGCCAAGACGGGAAAGCGTTCTACGTGTACGACACCATCCCGGCAACGCGCCAAGCAGCCCGCGACCTGCTCGGATACTAAGCATGACCGTGAAGCCCACCCAATCCAAACGCGGCGGCGCACGCCCTGGAGCAGGCCGCAAGGCATCGGACGGCGTATCAGGCGTCGTCCACGTCAATCTATCGCTCACCCCTGCCGAGCGGGACAAGCTCAAGGCATTGGGCGGTAGCGCCTGGGTACGCGCCAAGCTGCGCGAACAGCCCTAACTAGGCCGACTCGGGCGAAATCGTGTTCAGCATCGACGTGAACGCATACATTGCGTTGTAAGCCGCCGCGGCTTCCGTCTGCTGCACGTTGTCGGGATTCACCGGCTGCGCATGCGGGCGCATCTCAATGGTCGATACCTCGATCCCGGCATGCTCGATCATCACGCGGCGAGCAACGGCGATAGCTTCGGCCAGCTTCATTCCGCCTCCACGTAATCCTCAAGCTTTTCCAGCACGCAATCGAGCGCTTCGCACACGTCGATCATCGAGTCTGTGACGAAAGCAGCCACGGCGAACACGCCCAACAGCGGCCAGCACATCACCCATGCAGCGAACTTCATGCGGCCCCCGTTAAACGTCTATCGATTCCGTGACGGTATCCGTGCAATGTGCGCCAACGAACACAAAGCGCGCAACAGTATCCACGAATACAACTTGTAACGAAAACTTCTCACACTGTCCGATACTGTTATGGCATCATTCGATCAAATTCTGGCTTGACAGTTAATCCAGCTTGTCGAGCGGATTGCAGCAGCGCATGCCGTTCAACGGTCGCGCGCACCAGAAGCACCGCGGGCCTTCTTCAACGTATCTCAGGATCATTAGGAGTGCGCCATGAAATCAGCTTTCAGCACCGCAGGCGAATCCGATCTTGCGCGGGTTGCCGCTCGCTACTGCGACGAGAGCTATGGCGAGCCTGAGCTGGACGACGACGCAGACGATAGCGACGCCGACAGCAACTGAATCACCACGAAGTCACAACCAAAAGGAACGGAAGCCATGAACACGATCAACCTGCCAGACCGCTTATTACGTCAGCCGGTCGACAGTCCACCAACCGACCGGCGAGAACAGCAGATCACTAACGCGTAGGCGGCTGCCATGATGGCGCGCCGTCAGCGGAACCCTGTGCTGCGGTTATAGACCGCAGAGAGCCAGCCTTGCGCTGGCTTTTTGTTTGGTGGATGGACTAGGTAACGATCCTAGCTGGCCGAAGCGACAGCTTTACAGGCTGCCCCGCCTCCTTAGCGGTCTACCCATCCAGAAATGCAAAACCCCTGCCGACTTGCATCAGGCAGGGGCCTACTTTGTAAAAAGCCGCTCGACCTCGGAAGGGAGCGGAAAGCAGATCCGGGGATCTACGAACGGAACCAACATAAACACATCATCAAAGCTGGACGCAAAAACGACATGTTAGATAAATCGTATCAAAACCTTCACAGTATCGCAAGCGCTATTTGCATACCTAAACGGTGTGCGTTGTATCGGCGCAAATAAGCTCGCGCAAGTGAGCCAGAACCTCCCGGCGCATGTGCGCAGGGATGGCAGCTGCAGCGGCGGCGACCTGGTATTCGCCGTCTGCGCTGCATAAGCTCTCTGCCAGTACACCAGCGGCAGCATTTTTGTTCTCTGTACTGCCAGCAGTGCCAAAACTCGTCATTTGGAGCCCCTCTGAATTGCAAACACGGTATTTTTTACCCGCTACGGCGTCGCGGTGATGTAAGAGTATCCGCACCAGTCCCGGTCGCGCAACAAGTTTCGATACAATATTTTACATTTTCAGTGTTTGCAACAATCCGCAAATGTTTGCGCGAGTCTAATTCACTTTCTTGCGCGATTTGTCGGTAGATAGTACGTCCTCTATGGGTTTACCCAGAACGAGCGCCTGGAGCACCCGCAAAACGGCCGCGCGCGACGCCTCGGGCGCCTGCCGGTACATCGCCATCACCGAATCGCGGAACGCCAGGTCGTCATCGCTCATTTCAGCTTCGTTGTTGGTGTGGTCGGTGTCCATCCAACCTTCCGGAAGCTTCAGCCGGGCCTCGATCTCGCGCGCCGTCCGCAAACCGATCGTCTTTGATCCTGTGTTCAGGTTCGACAGGTAGACCGGGTTCATCTCCAGATGAGCGGCAAAGCGCCTCAGCATTCCCCGATCCGGCGCGGTCGGGTCATCCCTTCTCACCCCCTCCTTGAACTGCTCGAAAAGCAGGTGGAAGTTTCGTGCGCGCACTGCGTCGATCGTTTCGATAGCCATGTGATTCCCAATCCTTAGTCGTATAGGGCGCGTCAAGGCACGCCACTTAGACGGATGCCGACCCCGATTAAATTGCGGCATCCGTTCTTCGAATCTTGAAGGTTTCCTGCGCTTAGTGCAACCGTAAAAGCATCATTGTTCAATAAGTTCATAGGGTTATCTCCCGCCAAAATTTCGTGTAACTCGCTAACCGTCACGGTATCCGATGCTATACTGTAGTGCAATTATAACCCGGCAAAGGAGCCATAACTTGAACGCACAAGAATTTCACGATGCATACGGGGCGAAGGTCGTCAACCAGCTGCTCGACGTGATCGGAATCGGCGCGATCTACTGGAGCAACATCCGCAACGGTCACAAGGTGGTGGGCAAAAAACGCGCGCTCGAATTCGCTCGAGTCAGCGCGCAGTTAGTTGGACCGAACAAGCCGCACCTGACCGTCATCGACATGATCGGATTGCGCCACGAAATGCCGAAGCTCGTAGGCAAAGCGCGCGGGCCGGCCGTGATCGAGCCGATCCCCAATCTGCCTGATGTTCCGCTTGAACAAACCGAACAGGAAACAGAATGAGCGACGCCCGCGTACCTGCGCGGGCCATTGCCGCTCCCCGATCAACCGAACAACGGGCTAACTGATATGCCAATCATCCGGGCAACAAATGAAACCGCGGCGATCCGCAGATCGCTGATCGATAACCCGCGTCTGTCCTGGCATGCGCGCGGGCTGATGATCTTCATCGATGCGCATCCAGAGATTGATGTCGATGTATTCACGCGAGACCTCAGCGGCGAGCGTGGAAACCGCGAGGCTTTTCGTGAGCTTCTTGACCTGGGATACCTGGTGGACGACAAAGCATGAGCATCAAGGTAATGACGCTCGTATGGGACCGCTTCCCGGCATCGGGGAGCGAACTTCTGGCGATGCTTGCGCTGGCTGACTGGTGCGCTGATGACGGGGGCAGCCTGTACCCGTCCATCGCCACGCTGGCCGCCAAGATCCGCGTTAGCGAGTCGCAGGCGCGCCGGCTGTTGCACGGCTTGATCAATGACGGTTATGTCGCCGTCATTGGGAACGCGAACGGCGGAGCACCTGGGGCAACACGACAGTACAAGGTAATCGTTCCGAAGCTGAAAGCGCTGCCCGAGAAAATCTCCGATCAGGATGAGACGGGTGGCACTGGTGCAAGGGGTAGCGCCGATGCTAGGGGTCGCATGGATGCGCGAGACGGGTCGCATGGGTGCGCGGAGACGGGTAGCACCCATGACACCCAAACCGTCAATATATCCATCAGTGAACCGTCATTTAAAAACAAAGGCGCGAGCGCGCCCTTATCGTTACCTGAATGGATCAATGAGACGAGCTGGGATGCCTTCGTCGCGATGCGCAAAAAAATCAAGAAGCCGATGACTGACCATGCCATCGGTCTGATGATCCAGAAGCTCTCAACGCTTCGCGATGCCGGCCATGACGTGACGCTGCTGCTAGACAAATCGACTCTGAATTGCTGGCAAGACGTCTACGAGACGAATCAAGGGGGCGCAGGGCGTGGCGGAGCATCTGGCGGAAAAACGCAATACCGCAAGCCGGTAACGGCTGCGGACTTCAAGGGCATCGACTATCGGAGGGGTATCAATGCAGACGGAACGTTCTAGGCACCCGCAATCAATCGGCGCGCTCATGGGGCACATCAGATTCGAGGAACGCGACTCGATCTGCCCTACTCACGGAGAATACAAAGAGAGGGGCGGATTTCTCGCAGGAGCTATGCGCTGGCCCGGTTGCGAGAAGTGTAACGATGATCGACGGAAGGCAGAAAACCTGAAGTTGCAGGAAGAACAAACGCGTACAGCTCGGCGCGATGCTCTGCTGAGCGGGTGGAAAGGCGCGGCCATCCCTAAGCGCTTCGAGTCGGCATCGTTCGAAACGTATCTGGCAGAAACTCCTGCTCAGCAACAGGTGCTTGACGCCTGCCGCGAGTACGCCGCGCAATGGGATGACGTCAGCACGAACGGCCGAAACCTCATCATGTGCGGGCTGTTCGGAACAGGAAAAACGCACCTTGCGATCTCCATTGCGCGCGTCGTTGCTCGCCGCGGCGCCCTGCCGCTGTTTGCGCGCACGTATGAGGCGGTCCAGTTTGTGCGCGAGGCGTACCGCCGAGATTCGCGAATGTCTGAGCGCGAAGCGATTCAAAGGATGGTCGACCCGGATCTGCTGATTCTCGATGAAGTCGGCG